CTAGCATCAGTTCCGTTAGGTCTATGTGATTCTTTCATGGTAAATCCAGAGAGATAAGTGAAATCAAAAGATCTTGTAAATTGAGATATCGATGAGAATTTCTGAACTCTTGACATATTACCATTTCCTGAATAATAAAGAACTGGTCTAGCACATGTTGCTTTATAGGTTCCTGATGTAGTCGTAGAAGCAACTTTAGTGATCTTAGCTAATCTGCTTTGTTGATTGCCTGTTTCAGGTACGCAGATGTCAAGGTCAGTACATACTACCAAATCTCCAACCGACATAGGTACGTTTCCGTTTGCATCTTCTGTTATGTAGAATGATGTTGTGTCTATTCTAGTACAATCTACGAATTCATTAATCGATCCCTCTTGAGAAATTATATCGAATTTTTGCGATGATACCGCAGTACCGATATTATCAGAAGCATATGTTGCAGCGAATAATGCTATGTTATTTATAGTATTACCAGCTAAAGAAACGTTTGTGTGGGATCTTGTGTTAACGTAGTTGAATTGATCCCTATCTACTGTGTTTTCGAAAGTAAGGTAATTTACGCTTGTTCCCGCAGAGTTTAGCCAAATAATATCTCCGTCCATTATTTCGGTATATTTAACATTCTGGAATAATGTTGATGCGTTATAAGCTTGGAGAACTCTTGAGGTTCCAGTTGTAGCATTCGGACCGGTTACCCCATTAGGCGTAGGTACGTTGCTAACTAAATCTAGATAATCTGAATTACCGAATTGATAAGCGCTAGTGTAAAAAGGTTTAGCACTTCCTGAAGCTCCTGTATTATATGAGGTTACACTATAAACAGGAGATACCGTTATACCTTGAGATCTATAGTAAGATGTATCTAATGGATGGCTAAAGAATATTCTAAGCTCGTTATTGACGTCTTTAGTTCCGGTAACTTTAAGTTTAACCAAATCATGTAAAGAGAATTGGTTGATTAATGCTCCAGTTGCACCGGAGATACCTTCAACTATACCCATTATGTATTTCTGGTCATCCGAAGAGTTAACAGTTAAGAAAGATTTTAGCTCATTCTTCTGTGTTGCATTTAATAAATAACCCGCAGTTCCACCTGTTCCTGATGTTTGGAGATAATGTAATCCCCCGTCATAAGCAGAAGAATCGTAAGGAGCAAAAGCTTGGTAAACAACTCCTGCTGTTGTACCTGCGTTGATTGCGAATAAAGTACCTGCTTTCATACCGGATGTGTATCCAGTAGCTCCTGTAGGACCCGCAAATCCACCAGCTCCAGTAACACCTATTACATTTTGTGTGTAAAGGTAATCTGCAACTAATGCCTGGTCATAACTTAGGAAGTTAATTGTAGGATTAGCTAAATCCCTGTCCCCTGATAATTCATCAATCAGGTGATTACCTACTAAATCTATTGTGTATGGATTAGTACAAATATTATCAAATGCTTCTTCGTCAATAGCACAGAATAAACCTGTTGCTGGCGAATTAGAATTTACTAAGGTTTGTATGTATTGATTAACACCATTAAGATCCACGAAGTCTGGAATTATACATCCTGTTACTGAGGTAACTATATTAACATCCTGTTGGCTAAGGAATGAATCAATTTGGCTTTTTATGAATCCGTTATTAGTAAAGTAGCTAGACCATTTTGGATCTAAAGCTAAAGCTGCATAATTTGTCCAATCCCCAGATACTGCTATTACATCAATGAAATAATCTGAAATATAGTCGTAAGGGTGCATGAAAGTAGGAACGTTATTAGCTCCATACCAATCTAGTGCAAAAATATCAAAACCTTTTAAAGGTTTTGAAGAGTCAGTAGACTTTCTAGTAATCACACTGATAGGGGTTTTACCCAAGTTAGTTAAAGCAAATAGCTTTCCTGTGTCAGGTGTACTTAATGTAGCTAAGAAATATTTTGTATCTGCGTACCAGAATCTTTCTTTATTATAGTAAGATGAATATAACTCAGAAGTTACCACTCCGTTATATTGCTCGGTATCAAGAGAGTATGCTCTATATGTAACCTCATCTGCACTTCCAGTATCTGTGTCATTATTAAGCTTCAATAAATTTAAACCGAAAACCGGTCCAGTATTTAAACAGGTTAATATCGATCGGTGGAAGAAAGACCCCTTATTTTCTAAGGATCTATCAATGTCTCCAAACACAGAGATCATAGTAGTAGGATCAGGAATGTATACAGGAGTATTGAAAGGTCCCTTATTAGAGAAACCCACAACCAATCTAATCGTTTGAGATGTTAGGATAACGCTTTGTGACGCGTCGAATTCAAGAGTATAAACCCCTGAGGCTTTAAACTGTGAATAGTCTATTTTAACCTTATTTGCCATTATTTTTTAAGATATTTTTTGCTTCTTTACTATATATCGAAATAGAAAGTAGAATATTAGATCAATTGAATCTTCAGAGCAATTTATTGAAATCACCATAGCTTCTTCCATCTTTAGTCAAAGGACCTTTGTTTCCGTATCCGTATTCATCATTTTCTGTTGCAATTCCAGCTTCGAGCTTTGCTGTTATTAGTTGTTTGTATTCATTGTCAAGTTCATCAAAGACATCACCGACCATTTGGTTGAAATCATATCCATCAAAAAGACCCGGTAGATTCACTAAAGTCATTGCTACGTCATCATGTCCGGTCTGGCTAGAATATGTTCCCCTGTTATTAAGACCGAATGTAAATAGTTCAGGAATTGTCCATTTCTTATCATTTACTAAGATTTTACCCTCCCTTATTAAACTTCTAAGAAGTTCACAGTACTTCATCTTGTTTTTTTCATTGTATTTAATACCGGGTTTTAGAATCCGAGCAGACTCTGAGTGTTTTGTAAATAAAAACATCTCATCATAATAATCATCATCAGTCATTAGTTTTTCATAAAGCAATTCACCCTTAAAATTCATCTCAATAGCTAATTTAGTTCTATCTATGCTTACAACTTTTACTAATCCTCTTAATAGCTTAACCAGCTCTTCTAATTTTATCTCGTTATCTCTAAAAACCCCAACCTGTACAAGTCCGAAGAAATCTGACTCATCTTCAAATTCCTCTATTGCTTCTATTACTTTTTTAGGTAAGGGGGTAACCTTGAATATATTAACAACAGTAAAATCACCTTTTATTCCTGCGCTTATATCAACAGAAAAAACGAACTTCTTCCCAGGGGAATTTGCGTTATCTAAGTTAAACTTAGGATGCCATAGGAGTTTTTCGTAATTAAGACTTTCCTCGTAATGTAAGCAATCTATCTCTCTCCATTCATATTCAACTTCATTAGACTTAATTTTTTTAAGCTCATTGGAGCCTAAAAGTAAAGATGAAGAGCTTAAGAATTGGTTACCGTATTCCTGATTGAAGAGTTCCTCGCTTCCAAGGTTACCTATTTCCAGTTGTTTCCATGCTTCGTCTCTTCCTGGAACTTGCCACCAATCAACCCTTATTGGATTAAAACTATTCTCTCCAGTGAGAGCACCCTGGTAAATCTCATAGAATTTATTCATTCCATTCGGAGTGGATGTTATGATTATTCTAGATACCTTTGATGATGATACAGTAGGATACGTAGATCTAAAGAATGCTTCAATAAAGTTAGTATTAATATGAGCAAACTCATCCATATAAAGGAAGTGTATAGTAAAACCGATACCTGATGTTTTAGTTGTAGTTTTAGCTAGAATTCTACATCCGTTATCAAATCTCATTGACATCACGTTATTAACTATCATTCCTGGTTTAAGAAAGAACGGAAGGCCTTTTATAATCGCCTTGATCTTATCCATTAACTCCTCTGCAGTATCGCCAACATTGGCTAGAATCATCGCATTTTTATCATGATTGAATAAGAGATACCAAACAAGTATAATAGATGAAGTTATCGAGTTATGCGACAATATATTATTCGTATAATATCTATGGTCTGGGTGATCTATGGATAAATCCACCATAGAAACAGGGATACCAGTATTTTCTATATACTTAACTCTAGAAGGACCCGTTCTTGTCATTAATAAATCTCCAGGATTTAATTCTTTTACCAAAATCTCATTGTTGTTCTCATCAAATAGAATATGTATATCGGCACAATCTAAATGATCCCCATTTTCAAGTTCGATAAACCAAACATCATAAGGCTGGGTTTCTAAATACTTGAACGCCTTAACGTAACCGCTATCTGATAAAACCTTAGTGCTTATATCATACTCAGCTATTATCTTTTTATCCGGATCATCTTGGTCAAGATCCAAATGTGAAAACTCATAGGTCTCTATTAAACTTATGAGTTTAAGTATGGTTTTTTTGAGTAATCTTTTTATTTTGGACTTATGTTTTTCCATATATGAAATCTATACATTTTTTTATTTCCCCTCTAGAATCTTTTCTGTAATCTGATTCCCATATAGTTAAAACTTCGTAACCGTGATTATTTGCAGCATCTATTTTGGATTTATCATATTCCCATATATCATTAGCAGAAATCATTTTTACCCTATTTATATATTCGGCTTCATATAACTGAGGATTGCAGTGCCAATAATCACCGTTAAATTCTATTATTTTTTTAATAGTATTAAATGTTAAATCATATTTATATGCATTTCCATTCTTAGTTTTTATGAACTTTTCTTTTTTACCATATAGTATACAATTATCAATTTTTAATAATCTTGTAATATCAATTAAGGTCAGTATTAATTCATCAGCAATCATAGATCTGCCTCCTCCTATATGTGTATTTTCGTTAAATACTTTAGATTTCCACAGTTTCTGCCTATCTAACCATATTTTTTTACCCTCAATTTCTCCATGGTTTTCTATACATATATCAAGTGAAAAAGTTTTTTGTTTCTTTGAAACTGTTAAAATTGCATCCTCCTCGGTCATGCCTTTATTCATCCAGTATTCTTTTTTTACCCACGACACAACCTTAGTTTCCATTAATTTTTCAGCCGCTAATTTCTTGGCAGATTCAATTGATATATTTGGATCCTTCTTTAGGTAAAAATCTGGGCTAAATGGGGAAACAGATCTTCTTTTCTCGTCAGTGGTCTTTGATTTGTGCATTGGATTATTCTCGCCAGAATATAAATTACTTAATCTAGCCCGATGTTTGGGTTCTCTCATTCTAGCACCTGCATTTTTTGAACCGGCAGTTATTGAAGATGTTAACTTCTCTGACATGGTCAAAAACCCAGGGAATAAAAGTTTATATGATTCTGCATTGTGCTCAGGATGATATTTTTTTAGGTGCTGCCCAGTTACAGAACCAACGGGGGATCCGCATATCTGACAGATCACGTAATCAACATTTATTATTCCTGACTCTAATAACTCATTTTCTTTTTTCTTCCTGTCATGTTCAATTCTACAATTTTTGCTACAGAAATGAGATATATTGGCTCTTGTTAGATATTTTATATCGCAATATTTACAGACTTTTTCTACTTCCACCCTTTGTTTCATAATAATATTTATATATTATATATCGCCAAGTCAAAAAAGTTACAATAAATTATATAAATAATATAATAAACTTTTACATTTTTCTAATATTGTTATATTATTTGATGGTTTTAGCTTATTTATTGCTATATTATTGCCATTTGTGTCAATTATCTGGCTATTATTTAAAAGACATTTACCAACCTGTCTAGGGGCTAGGAATATATTAAATCTATTTGCCTGATATTCTCTAAGTACAGAACTTTGATAATCCCTAAGCTTGATATAATTTAAACCCTCATCTGTCATTACCTGGCAGTATTTAGAGAAATATGTAACGTCTTCCGCACATTTTCTCATCTCGAGAATCTCCTCATTAGTATACTCCCAAAGTATATTTGGTTTTTTTAGATCAGGATTTCCGTCATGAAATGGGTTATCCACTTCTTTGTAATCTAATCCCTCTTCATCGATTTTTCTAAGAAGTTCATTTACTCTTTCTGTGCTCCAATAGCTACTTTCTGATTGGGCTTCCTCTTTTTGTACTGCTTCTGAAAACATATTATTCTATTATATCGTCCTCGATAATGAAGTTGCTTTGATCTTCCTCATCGTCTTGCGGACGGAATTTATCATCAATCAATTTTTTTTCTCTCGCATTAACAACGGAGTTAGGATCAAGTTCTATAGGTTTAACATCAATAACCTCGTTTCCTAGTATATCTCTAAGACCCTCCATTATACCTCTTGTTCCCCTAGATCTTATACCAGCTCCATCCGTATTAGAAGGATAGAAACTATTACCCTCGCCCGTCTGATTTTGGTCCATAACTACTCCACCTGAATGTTTCTTTACTTCAAGTTCTGCATTTACCCTTTTATAGCTCTGCTCCATTTTCTCAAGGTAAGCCTGATAATCCTTGGGCATTTGCATTATTTGAGATTGAAGCTGAGCAAGCACCTCAAAAATTCTAGGATGCATGTTTCCTAAATCTATCTCTTCTAGTAATTTAGTGATCGCATGTTGAGCAGATTTCATCTGAAACATCATCGATGAAACGTTCATAGCATCAACTTTTTTCTTAACATCAAGAAATTCTACGTGCCCGTGAGCGTCAGGATCTACATAGAATTTTGCTACTGAATCCATTAAAAATCTGGCCTCTGTTAAAGCACTAAGCTTCTCGTCGGCAAAATTCATGAGTTCTGATGTTTTTAATCTCGGAAGGTCTCCAGAATCTAAAGAAATTGAATCCAGAGATTCTTCCATTATTATGGCATCTAGATTTTCTTTTATTTTCTCCTGTATTACCTTCTCTGGTTTAGGTTTTCTTCTTGGCATATTTTATCTGTTTCTAGCGAACTTAGGTATGTTCAGCAATGGTTTAGCATTATCAATTATGTGTGCTAGTTGCGAATCCCTTACTGTGTTTTGATTTAAAACAGTAGATTGGGTATCAACATCTATCATATTTTTAAATAGTCTTATATTACTTAGATATATCGGACCTGTGAATATTTTATAGGCATTTGTTTCTGTTCCATAGAATGGACTTGCTTTATCTGTGTTAATATTAGAAGGTGCGGCAAATAATATAGGCTCAGTAAACATTCTAACTTCCTCGTGTAGCTTTTTTAATTTACTAGATTGCTCGTTCGGATTAACAGGATCGTAGGTCATCCCCCATATGTTAGCTGCTATCTGTTTATATGTATTAGAAATATTAACAACTACGCCATACCATTCCCCGTATTCTGGTGTAAATTGTAAAGGAGAATTTATGATCATACTATTAAGTCTTATAACCAAGCTCCCCTGGTCTAAGAAAGGATTAGTATTTTCGTCCATTACTCCTGAGTGTATTAGATCTACTCTCATACCCTTCATGTCAGAATTAGCGTCTAAATAAAGACCGCTTATTAAATTTCTACTTTGTGCTTTTTGTACTTTCCAAACTATAGTTCCTTGTGAGAAAGTGGTTGAGTTATTTTTGACAGTAAATCTATACTCGTCAATAACTGATAAAACCTCATATCCACCAGAGTGTAGCTTATCAGCTCTTATTGCAACATAGCCTTCGGGATTTGTAGCATAGGTTTCCCATCTTTCTAATCTATGTCTATTGGGATAAGTACTTAAATATAAATAATCAGAATCAGAGTTCTCTAGGGTTGCATTTAATATCGGATAACCTCTTTTAGTCATCTTTGTGTTATCGTAGAAATCTCTTAAAGTGAACCAACAAGTGTATGCTAATTCCTCATTATCTCTTAATAAAGGAAGTGACTTATATCTAACAGCATTCTTATATCTGCTAGGATCGAATATAAATTCAGGTGTATCAGAAAAAGCTTCACTTAGATCATAATAGTTATTTAAAACTATTGTCCAGTTATTATTAAGATCGTATTCGATTATCGGAAGATCATTATAAACATAAGATCTGATAGGATCCTGAGACATCTGTGTTATTGTGGTAGCGTACTGTTGTGGCTTAGAAGACTTTAGCTCCTCAGATTTAACTTCTTCTCCGAATAACTCCTGAGTAGTTACCGCTATTCCTTCTAGTTCCTCCTTGTATGCAGGATCTTGAAAATATGTATTACTTCTAGGACTGTATTTCTGTAGCTCTATTTTAAAATAAACCGGAGCATTCATGAAATCCCTGAATAAATAAGTTGAATTTATTTCGTAAATTCTATTAGTTATAGGGAAGTAAAGAATATCTCTCTTTCTAGGTTGTGATCCTTTACCAAATATGCTTTCAAAATATTTTCTATCTATTTGAATTTCAAAAGGATTTTCAAACTGAAGTCCAAAAGGATCATAATTTATTTTATTATCAGGAAATTGATTTTGGGGAACTAGTATTTTAACACATTTCTCATCAACAACATTGAAAAGAGTGTATTCTCTAAGAATAACATCTTTACCCCTTCCCTGAGGCTGTACAGAATAATAGTTTGCTTCTAATCCAAAAACTTTATTAACCATCTGGCTTAAATCCTGATAAAGATTTAAAGCTTTATTTACTGCATAAGGATTGAATGTGAAATTACAATCACTAAATATAACGGGTCTAGTTGAAACCTCATTAGAACATATTAGTGCAGGTTTTGATATAACTTTCTCTGGTGTAGGAGCATATTCAAGATCAAGTTCAAATTGAACTATCACTATGCTAGGATCTATTGGTTCGTCTGTATTATAGATTAATGTGCCATCATCATTGACAAGGACAGAGGTAAATCTGAATTCGGGGTAGAACTTATTATTGGGATCTAAAGTTATTTCAAAAAGATCCGAGAATTCGTTTGTTAATCCTCCTAAAGCTGTTCCTACATTTGTCCAAAGAGACCATGTTTTTCCGTCTATGCTATATCTGAAATCTATAGCGATATCATCAGCATCTAATATAGATCCCGAATTATTACTGTTTCCCGTATCAATTATCCATCCCTTAAATTTAGTGACGTATGTAAATGGATTATCCCATGATAGAATTCTATAATTACCTATATACGTGAAGTTTAAGGCACTATCTAGCTGTTCTATTCTGGTATTATAGTAATCAATGCTATCGCAAGGCTTGTAGTAAGTTTTGCCCTCTATTACAACTGTGTGATATCCTTCACATCCTATTTGTAATGCTCTAGCTTTTGCAGATTCTGGGGTAGCAAAAAGATTATCTACTGAAGATTTTTTAATCTTATCAGTATTCTGCAACCCGTCATGATATTTATATCTTATATCGGTAAGATCGTATTGCTCCCCGCTTCCGTTATAAACTGGGGTTCCTTTCTTAGGAAACTTGTCCTCTGGGTTAAAACTCATTATTTAGTGGATATCTTTTCTTTATATATCCACTTAAATAAATAAGAGAAGCTTAGACTTCTTCAGAAGTCCATTCGATAACGGATTGAAATACACGTTCTGGTGTTATTGATTTAGTACATTCAAAATGTCTATCTGTGTCCTTATGCTCAGGACACCACAACCAATCACCTTTATCGAACTTATGTTCAACTTTATTGAAGCATCCGTGGCAAACATCGGTGTTTATTATTCTGAGAGTTTTGTCAGAGAATTCACAAAATGGTTGGGTGAAACCTGAGATCACAACAACGGGAACGTCTAAGCCCCAGGCCAGCCACGAAAGACCTGAACTTACACCAACGAAGAATTCACAATTAAGCATATCGCTTATTCTGTCCTCTATTGGCCTATCACCAGTTCTATCAATCACATTAGAAAAATGATTTCCCTGTTTATGAATTACAACAACTTCATATCCTATACTTTTAAATAGATCAATAAGCTGCTGCCATCCTCCGGGATAATTCCAATGTTTTGCAGCAGCAGTAGATTCTGTTCCGATACAAATGTATTTTTTATCCGAAGGGGTTTCATTTATTGCTTTCTTTAATCTTGGTCTGATCTCACCGATATATTCTAGTCCTAATATATCTGATGCAACTTTCTGCAGCGGGCATAATCTAGGATCAACTTTATGATGATTAATATCGGTTTCTTGATACCATCCAATTCCAACTAAAACGTCAATATTATCCTCTCTATATCCTGGGTGTTTGAATTTAAGAACATCATATTGTCCTTCGAATAGGTGATTCCAGAAAGTAGTGATTGTTATATCCGAACAGTTATGAACCTCTGCGAATCTATTAACATAAGGGACCCAAGCTAAAGTGTCACCAAGTGAACTGCTTTCTAAAGAAATTATCACTTTACCCGATCTTATCTTTTTAAAAAGGTTGAATTCATGAACCTGCTCACCATTCTTGTCATAAACAAATATCGTTACATCATCAATCCATCTTCTGTATGCGTAGCAGAAATGACCTGTAATTATCTGGGAAGAGTATATTACAGAACCCGATGCGTCTTTTATATGTACTGTATACGGTTCAACATTAAAATCTCCAAAGTCTATAGTTACTTTAGGCGATTGATCAAACTGGGCTCTTATCTTTACCTTATGTTTAAATATAGGGTAATCTGACTTTTTTACGTCATCATAGATAGCTATTGATTCCTTGTGTATCTGCATTGATCATTTATTTTTTAATAAACCCGAGTATTTCTAAAATCTGATAAATATTCTTCGAATCATCATCAGTCATATAATAAGCATCTTCGTTGTTATTATATGAGCCCGAATAGGTTGGTAAATCCCTAAATAGTACAGGGGTCTTCCAAGAAAGCGATTCCTTTATGCATAGAGGATTTAATTCTATAATTGAATTAAAAACAAATAAATCTGCAGCTTGATAGAATACATCAACATCATTTCTTTCCCCCCAAATAGTGCAATTTCCAGGTAATTCATCCATTAGGGGTTTCCAATAATTCTCAAAATTAGAAGCTTGGTTTCCTACGAAATGAAATTGTATAGGGAAATATTCAAGTAGTCTAGCGTACTTAATAAGCTCCCCCTGATTTTTACCAGGGGTAAATAATCCAACATTTATAACATGTTTTTTAGAGTGATCTAGCCCTAGATATTCTATAGAATTATTTTTGTCTGGTTTTTTAATTTCAATCGGATACTCTAGTAGTTCGCTAGGGATTCCTAGGATTTTGAATTTTTCATCTATCCATTTAGAAACCATGACAAACTTATCTGGTTTATAAATTTTGATCGTGGGATCGAATTGTGAACTATGACAGGTCTCACATATAACATAATCCCTTTCCGGCCGATAAATGTTCTTTAGAACTTCATTATCAACAAATGTTTCGGGTAACTCTTCGAAATGTACCACATCAGGTCTTATCTGTTCTATTATTTCTATTAGCCTTTTCTTATCGTCACCAAGAGCTATAAACCTATCACCAAGAATTGATATAACTTTATTTCTCTGGACAACATAATGATCACCATAGAAACTGTATTCCACACAATATATCTCAGCAGAGTCGTTTAATGACTCTATCTTCTTTAGTAGATATTGGGGAAGTCCTCCGGTAGAAAAATGTGGGGAAATATAAAGTATTCTCCTTCTATTTTCCATATTGAGTATTAACCTTCTTTTGTAAATATTCCGCTTTCGAAATCAAGTTTTCCGTTTCCGAATTGGTCAGTTACTTTTTTCTGTAAATCTGATTCCTTTAAAGAGATATCTTCTGCATAATCATAAAGAGAATTAATCTCTGTCTCGATAATTTCTAAATCTTTTCTATGAAAAGCTGCTTCGATGTTAAGTCTTCCTACTCTAACAACGTTTGCTGTTAATTCGTCTCTTAATTTCTGGATCTCCATTAAGAGTTCTTCTGGTAATTTAATTTGTTCTGACATATCTTATTTTTT